ATTTCACGGGTTTATAGAAAATGTCAATGGATTGATTACAAACATTAAGGACAAAAAGATTGCATTTGCAACTTATCAAAAGAAAAAGAAGACAGCTTTTAAGAAGGCATATTATGCTGCTTTAATTCATGGTAAACCAGTCAAAAATAACATTGAGCTGGATAAAAATCTCATTATTACTGGACCAAATGCATCGGGTAAAACTACTACATTGAAAACCGCACTCATAAATATTATTTTAACGCAACAATTTGGCTGTGGATACTATAAAAGCGGCAATATGATTCCTTATCAACATATTCACTGCTACTTAAATATACCTGATACAAGTGGTAGAGATAGTTTGTTTCAAGCAGAGGCGCGTAGATGCAAAGACATTATAGATGTAATTACAGCCAATAAAAAGGATAGGCATTTTTGTGTGTTTGATGAATTATATTCTGGCACAAACCCGGATGAAGCCGTTATGAGCGCAAATGCTTTTATGGAATATTTAGTAAAATTCGAAAATGTAAAATGTATATTAACTACACACTTCATCGCCGTTTGTAAAAAATTGAGCAAACACCCACAAATTGAAAACCATAAAATGGAAACAATTCCAGCAGGGGATAGTTTTAATTATACTTATGTATTAAAAAAGGGAATTTCTGAAGTTCGCGGTGGAATCAAGGTGCTTCACGATATGCAATATCCCGATGAAATCATTGAGAATAGTAAATTCATTCAAGAGGAATGAAATACAAAATAATATATGTATATTCGTTTTCTAGAATATAAAATTATATATCGTTGTTCTAATAATGTCTCTATCAGATATATTTACTCCGTCCGTAGTAATTTCTTTAGCAATTTCTGTATTATTAATTGGATTGTTAGGTTTGTATGTTAGTAATAAGTTGAATGAACAAAACCATAAGTTGAACACTATGTTTGATCTAGTTTCTACTTTAGCGGGTGAACTGCAGATGGTTCGTGGTCACTCGATTCATGGTGTGGTGCCCACTTCTATTGGTGGCGGTCAAATGTATGAAAATAAAGAAGCTGCTGCAGTAAACACAAACCATTTAGTAAATATGATTGATGTATCAGATAATTCAGATTCTAGCGAAGATGAATCAGACGATGATAGTGATTGTGATAGTGATGACGATGGTGACGATGAGTCCGGTGGAAATAGTGATGGTGACAGCGATGTCGCAGATGAGTCAGATAGTGACGGGGAAGAAGATGTAAAACCAAGCAAGGTACTTGTGATGTCTGAATCGTTGGAAGAGTCACATTTTGAAGAACTTGCCGAGTTGGATGATATTGTTTTAAAAAATGATAAAGAAGAATCAGTAGAAGATATTGGATCAGCTACATCTTCATCGAGTGTGAAAAATCTAAATGTAGTATTTGATTATAAGAAAGCATCTATTAACAAGTTGAGAGAAATAGTCGAACAAAAAGGTTTATCAAATGATACTAGTAAATTGAAGAAACATGATTTACTCAAATTACTTGATGTAGAATAAACTGAATATACAGAATAATTTTCTCTAGCATTATATAAAATGTCTTGGGGAACATGTTTTTCTGGCTCAAATAACATTCATTTCAATTTTCCGCCCATTATGCAAGATGGACGGACATATTCTTCTTATCAACCTGAAGCTGTTGTGAATCAACGAATTCAAGAAGTAAATCATATCAATACGAACTGGAAGTATCGTCAATTTTTAACACAGAACGCGGACCAAATTATGCAGTTTAATACAACTGAAGCGTGTTATGTACTTGGTTTACCTCCACATGTCACGACAAACGACACTCCATCTAATAATGTTCCATTCTTATATAAATCTACTTTTGATACTAGTTCGCCTGGATTTGGATATCAGTCGAGTGACTTAAAAAGTCCATATTTAAGCCGACAACAATTGGAAGCTAGAATGATATCGCCGTCAATCACATTGAATTCAGTGGACCCAACAGATTTTGTAAAAAAATAAACAAAAAAATAAAACACACAAACAAACCAACAAATACCTCATAAAAATCATAAAAACACCATTTATGATTTTTAGTGCATTTTTTCAAGTAATATGATGTTAATCTTACGCGACGATTTGGATAAGTTGTGCAATCTATTTATTTGTTCTTCACAATCTCTATAATTTTTTATGTCGTATGATAAGTTATACAATATATTGTCTGATTCATCGATTAGTTTCTGTTATAACTTTTCTAACTCGCGTGACTTTATACATGTCATTTTTGTAACATGTTTACCAAAACATTTACATTCGATCTGATAATCAGTGAATCCAGAAGTTTTACAGCATCGCGCAGTTTTGTGTTTATCAATACAATCTTCGCATTCTATAGATATTGTTTCAGTTGTTTCTTGAAACACACATTCAGAATGACTATAATTGCTGTATCGTTCCATGACGAATAATGCTGTTGATTTACAAATTATAATTAATTGCATTCTTATATCATTTTTTTATAAGTTTAAGCTACGATTATTTTCAGGTGGCATATAGTAGATGAGAATATTAAGCATTGATGTGGGTATTAAAAATTTGGCATTCTGTTTATTGGAAGACGAAAAAATAGCAAAATGGGATGTCATTAATCTTGCAACACAAGAAATTAATGGTCATAGTATTGGGGGTAGCGGCATTTGTTGTGCAGTGGATAAAAATAAAAAGTGTAGCAACATGGCAAAATTTACAAAAGATGGAACATATTTTTGCTTGAAACACGCAAAAAAACAGCCATTTCAAATTCCGTCACCCGAACTCAAAAAAGCATTCATCAACAAACAAAAACTTCAAAAACTTTATGAACTAGCCGACAAATACGGCATTCAGCATACACCTGCTATGAAAAAGAATGATATTGTGCATGAACTGAATGAATACATCACCAACATGTGTTTTGATTCGATTCATAGCGTTGGTGCTTCCGAAATAGATTTAGTAACCATTGGTAGAAATCTTAAAATACATTTTGACAAAATCTTTAGCGATGGTTGCATGTTTGATTATGTTGTTATTGAAAATCAAATAAGCCCTATTGCAAATCGTATGAAAACAATTCAAGGAATGATTGCACAATACTTTATTATGACGGGGACATGTAATAAGATTGAATTTGTTTCCTCCGTGAACAAGTTGAAGGATATTGAACCTATAGACAAAAAGATGAAAATGACGTATGGCGAAAGAAAAAAACTGGGAATATCGAGTTGTTTAGAAATTATAAAAGATACAAACTCCTATTCAGAGTGGTGCAGTTATTTTATGAGTCATAAGAAAAAAGATGATTTAGCAGATTCATTTTTACAAGGCAGATGGTTCAAAAACAAATTAGTATAGAGTTTATACAAATATATATATGTTCGCGTAATACTTAAAATTATATGTTCTAATTAATTTAATAATAGAATGAGTGACCCAGAGATGATTGATATTTCCAGTTTCGATTTGAATGAATCATCGGGGAGTAGTCGTAAACAAGGATTAAAATCTAGTAACTTTGGAGGAGGTATTGAGCTATTAATGAATGATAAAGTTAAGGAAAGTTCAAGTATGAAATTGTCGAGTGATATTGATATCGATGATTTGACCAATTTAGAAAATGAATTGAATGATTTAGCAGAAGATGCAGATACGATTCATTTAGGATCGAATACCTACCAAGCCAAATCGGATTTATTTGGAGGCAGAGAGGAAGAGAAGCATTCAGTTAAATTTAACATGCATTCGAGCTCGCCCTCATCAATTGGACAAGCCACCGCAAACACCGACGGAGGTAATGCAAAGACATGGGACGGATATGGCAAGTTCAATGATATTCCAGTGAATCCTGATATGCATGCAGGTCCAGCTCAACCACAAATGTCCAAAGAGGAATTACTCCGCGAAAAATTCAAGTTCTTGAGGAAGTTAGAGGCATTAGAAAAGAAAGGTGTCGAACTTTCAAAAAAATACAATATGGATTCACCGCTACTTGAAATGCAAGGTGAATATGAAACGATTATGGAAGAAAAGGCCAAACAAAACTCCGTCAAATTTCAAGGCAACATGTTGATGGCGTGTATCAATGGAATCGAGTTTTTGAATAATCGTTTTGACCCGTTTGATATTAAATTGGACGGCTGGGGTGAACAAATAAATGAAAACGTCTCTGACTACGATGATGTATTTGGCGAGTTGTATGAAAAATACAAATCCAAGGCGTCGATGGCTCCCGAGTTGAAGTTGTTGTTCCAACTTGGTGGAAGTGCGATGATGGTCCATATGACCAACACCATGTTCAAGTCCGCCATGCCAGGTATGGATGACATTATGCGTCAAAATCCTGATTTGATGCGTCAGTTCCAAAGCGCAGCAGTAAATTCCATGGGGCAGAGCAATCCTGGTTTCTCGGGTTTCATGAACGGATTAATGAGTCCTGAACCTGAACCGCCAAGAGGACGTGGACCTCCGCCAGCCATGGCAACACAAGGATCAAACGCCATGCCTCAAACACGTGAGCGTCCAGGCAACAACGCCAGTAGCTATGCCAAAAATAATTTTGCAGATGACGGAATAAATATTCGCGAAAATATAATCGAGGCAGAGCGAAGTTCAAGACGTGCGGCGCAACAATCGTC